TGCCCATGACGGCCTGGCGCAACACCAGGACATCCGTCGTGTGAACACGCGATCGCTTCCAGCGGCGCCGAGGCACCGAACGGCCATTCAGCGTCGCCTCAAGCGGGGTAGCCTGCAGCGCCAAGCGCCGCACTAGGCTGTCGATAGTGTCGCTGCCTGTACCCAATACCCGCTTGACGATACGCTGGCTGGCAGGCAGCAGCGGGTTGGGCAAATAGATGACCTCGAGCGCAGCGGCCTTACAGCCACGCGTAATAGCCTTGGACGACATATCTGGTACTCAAACGGTTGACGGGCTCCAATACCGACGCACCGAACCAATCGTCGCTGTGGAGAATGTAGCCCTGCGCGATCGCGCAATACAGGCCGATATGTGCCGCGCGGCCACGGGCGAGGATCAGCACGCCAGCGCCATCAAAAGGTGCCGCCACGGGCGTGGCGTAGTCTTTCGCACTGCGGGTGATCAGGCGGGCACGGTGCAGCAGGCTGTCTGACTGCTTGCGCGGGAAAGTGACTTCGCGGCCGAATACCTCGCGCAGCACTTTCTCGACCAGCTCCCCGCAGTCGAGCTGGTCGTGAGGGATGTCGACGTACCGTTCAGCCCAGTGCGCCATCAGAAAAGCCCCGCCGCAGTCTCCGGCCGGAACGTGTACGGCGTGCCAGGTTGATTGAGCACGTCGTCGTAGCCCAGATCTGCGGTGACGGTTGGCGAAGCCACCACCACATTGCGCATATCGAGAGTGATGTCGTCTTCAATAAAGTCAGGAACGCTTCGCAGGATCTGGCGCAACGTCAGCACGGCGCCACGCCCACCGTGCGTGCGTTCCAGGAACGCAGAGATATCGCCGCCCAGTGTGTCGATCGCCAGCTGCGCGCGCGGCGTCGTACGGTCCTGATCGGATGGAAGCTTGATTGAGAAGCCGCAGGAAACGTAGTTCTGGCCGTTGCTGACGATATCCTGGGCGTCGGCGACGAAACGTAGGGGTGCCTCTGCCAGCGCGTGCGAGATTTCCAGTAGAAAAATCGGAACCTCATCCGCCGCCAACGCGAGTGCGTTCTCAGTGAAGCGTGTTGATTTCGGACGCGCCATCTCAGCCCCAGTACTCGATAGTGAAGGCGACGGTCCATTCGTCAAAGCGATCGGTCAGCGGGGTGTAGTCGACCTTGCCTTGTTCGATGCGGGCACGGCGCTCGACGTGGTAGACCGGGTCATACCACTGGAACCACAGTGCACCGAAACGCAAGTCGCTCACCCTCCAGGTTTCGAACGCGAGCTGCTCGGCCAACGTGTGCAGCCGGTATCGGACTGGTGAGCGATATCGCTGGCGCGAGTTGATCGGGTCCTGCTTGATGTAGCCGTCCTCGAATTCGGTGCGATCGATATTGGTGACAGGGTCGATCTGGTAGTCGTCGAGAAGGAACTCTGCATAGTCTGGGAACACCGGATATGCCATGTCAGGCTCCGCCGCGGTTGAAAACGGACGGCATGGCTTGGCTGATTGGCCCGCCGCGCTCGAAGTCTTCCAAGATCAGCGAAACAACCAAGTCGCGGCCCTGGAGTTCCTCACTGCGCTTGGTTACGCGCTGCGGCGTTCCCTGGTAGATGGTGTTGATGATGACGTTGGGCATGACCAGAGCCGCCTGGGAGCCCTGAGATGCAGCGCCACCGTCGGCAAATCGGGCGATCGATCGCGATGCCTGCACGAGACCACCAAACGCGAACTTGGGTCGTGGGAACCGCAGCGCCCGAATCGACTCCATGAATTGGCGGCCGTAATGTCGGACCGCGCGTGCGGGCTGCACGAACTCGTTGTCAGACAGCATGGCCGGGATGCTGTCGCTGGTTTCAGTGCCTGGGCCACGGATATGGCCACCGTCCGCTGCGAACATGACCGAATTGCCGACAGCCGGAGCGACTGTCGGCGTCGAGGGCACAGACGTGCCTCCGCCGCCGAAAAGCGCACCGCCCACAGCGCTGAAGAGCGAACTCCAGAAGCCACCGCCGCTGCCGCCACCGACGTCAACCGAGAAGGCACGAATGATCGCCTCTCTTACGCCGGACGAGACGATGTCGCCGGCCAGGCGGGTGAAGACGTTCTTGATCGCCTGACCGGCATTCTCCCAGTTCGCCACAGCATTGCCGGCGGCGCTGGAGAACCCGTCAATCAGGTTGTTCTTGACCATTGCGCCGGCATCGACGATCACCGGAGTTGTGGTCTTGACTTGGTTGCCCAGCTCGACGATCGCGGCATTGGCATCGTCGAGCGCCTTGGCCGCGTCCTGGGGAAGCGCGCCGCGCAGCTCCCGCAGTTTGGCAAGGATGGCTTCCAGCGCCGGAATCTGTGCTTGACGCGCCGTGCGGATGCGGGCTTCGCCCTCGAGTTGGCTGATTTGGCCGCTCTGCACCTCGGCGTTGACAGACGCCTCCTGCGCCGCCAGATCCCGCTGAATTCTCTGTGCTTCAGCCAGCTTCGCGTTGAACTCTGCCTGGGCCACACCAGCCTGGACCAGCATATCAATGCGCTCACGATCCGCCTTCGCTTGCGCGGGATCGCTGCTGGCGCCAGCCAACCGATAGTCATCGCGGAACCGATCCAGCAGTTGGCGTTCGACTGCGCCTCGGTCGAACACTCCAGTCAGGTCTGCAACCTGCACTCGAATATTCGCGCTGATCGTTGAAAGTCGCTGCTCGGTATCTCGCTTCCAATTATCCAGCGTCCGCGTTGCATCGGCCAACGACGCATCCAGAAGCTGCCTGTCAGCGATGATCTGGATCTTGCGCTGCTGGAGCGGGGCACGTTCCCCAGGTGTTCGCGCCTGTGCAATCGCCGCGGTGACAGCCGCCAGTTGCTGGTCGAGGAACTTGCGTTGTTCCTCGGTCTCGGTCTGCATCTGTGACAGCCGCGCGTCGTAAGCTGCCTGGATGCTGACGTTACCCTCCGTCACGGCCTGGACGATGATGGCGTCGCCGGATTTGATGGAGGCCTGCAGCAGCCGCAGGGAAGCCTCGCTCTGAGCAGCTCGCACCTGCTGGGTGGCTTTGGCCGCCTCCAGGCCGATGTTGGTCCCCGACCGCGCTGCGCGCTCAGTCGCGCGCTTCAGCGCTTCGTCATACTCGGATTGTGTGATCGAGCCGAAGTCGAGCGCCTGCTTGAGCTTTGCCTTTTCTTCGGTGAGCTTTTCGGCACCCGTTTTCATCGAGTCCGTGTAGGACTTGAACCAGGTCTCGAGATCCTTCTTTTCGCGTTTGCGCTGGGCTTCCCGAGATTCCTCGGCCGCCTTCGCGCTTTCCTGCTCGGCGGCGGCCTGACGTTCGGTGAGTTGGGCGTTCGCGGCAGCCAGTTGCGCCTGCAGGCGGCCAAGCGCCAGGCCAGACTCCTCGCGTTGCTTGATCTGAGCCGCCAGGGTATCGACCACCTGCTGCTGCTCAGCGACCAGTTCAGCTGGAGTTTTTTTCCTCCCGACATCCCAGATCGCGTTCCAGGCCTTTCCCGCGGCCTGCGCCAGTGAATCCCAGGCGCGCTGCAGCGTTCCGAGATTTTGCGCAAACGCGCCGCCCATGTGATCAGCGAAAGCTTTGGAAACCAGCAGCCTGGCATCCTCAACCCGCCCCTGCTCGACCAGCTGTCGCAAGTACTTCTGCTGCTCAAGCGTCAGAAAGTTGAACTGCTTGTCGAGCTGCTCGGCCGCCCTGGCGGGGTCGACAAAGAGCTTTGCCAGAGAAGAGCCGGCCGCATCGGTCGACTGGCCGGTGACCGCGGCGTAGGTTTTTACCGACTTGGTCAGGTTCTCGATCGTCCCCATGCCAATCTGGCCGGTCTGCACCATGCCGGAGACCATCGACCGAGCCGCCGCCAGACTCAACTCTGAAGCCTCGGCCGTGGCAGCGGCCAGGCTTTCGACTTGGCTGCGCGTGGCGCCCGCATAGTTGCCTGTCGTCTGGACGGCGAGGTTGTACTGCTGGGTGTCGCGCTCCGCGTCGGCCAGCATTTTCACAACAGCCAGGCCGGCGACCGCCAGGCCGGCCAAGCCGACGCGTACGGGAGTGATCAGCGTCGCCAAGGCGCGGAAGGTGGCGCCGACACCACCGAACGAATCCTTGATCTGCCCGCCCTGCTGTATCGCCACCAGCCAAATGGGCATTCCGCTGGCCACGCTGGTCGTGATGTCGGTGATTTGCGCCGGCAGCATACGCATCGCCGCAGCGGTCTGCTTCGCCGATATACCTCCGGCAGCCACTACCGCATTGGCATTTCGCTGGGAAGTCGCCGCCGCTTGGCTCGATGCAGCCAGAGCTTGGTTCTGCCGGGTGGCCTCTGCGACAGCGGTGTTCAATGTGCGCATCGACGCGGCGGTCGTCTGGGCAGCTTCGCTCTGCGCGCGTTGCGCAGCGGCTGCTTGCGTGCTTGACGATGCCTGCGCCTGCTGGGTTTGGCTAGCGCCTTTGACCGCCGTCATCGCCTGCGCCAAGTCGCTGCGCAGCTGCTGCAGCGCTGCGCGGGCTTCTTGGAATTTCGCCTGGATGGCCAGGCCGACGACGATATCGGTCATAAGTGGTCAAAAATCGTTGATGCGGGATCCTTGAGAGGCGAGCATGGTCGCCTCCAGTTGCTGGGTCTTCTCGTGCCCTATGGCGCGGAGATAGCCTCGGAGTTCGGCAAGGGAGTAATGTCGGATTCGCTCAGGCTGGTGGCCGGCGCTGATGAGCTGCTGAACGATGAGAAACCAGTCGGGCTGCCCATCATCAGCTTCTGCAGCGTCGGCTGGATCTGGGTAAAAAAATCGAGGTTGTCCTCCAAGATCGCCAGGGCGATTGCAACTAGCGTAGTGATTGGCATGAAGGCAGCCCCTTCAGCCCCCAGTCGAGAACCCGCTGGATCATCTCCCAAGCTCACACATCCACCAATCACGGTTAGTGCAGCCTTCCGTACAGGCCCACCTTCCCTGAATAGGCTGACCAGATCCGCACTGTTCAATGTGGTCGGGCCTAGGTACTGTGCCGCCTCTATGGCGGCGTCGAACTGTTCGAGTCCGATCTTGTATAGCTTGAGATCCACCCCGTCGAAGGACTTCAGACGTGGTTTGTTGAACAGTGCTGCAAGGCTTTGAGCTGTCATGGTTTTCCTTAAATAGCTCGAGCTGATACTCGATAGATCTCAATGAGCCGGCTGTCGGCTCCCTTTACTGTGAGTCTGCGGGTGTTGCCGTCGGCGGGGCGCACGTACTCGCTTCCGATGTGGAAACGTCGCTTCACTTCGATATAGCCCAGCCCAACCGGGCAAACGACTCTAGCGCTATGCGCGAGATCATCCGTAGCTCTACCCAGGTAGAGCTCCAATGTCGCGTTGTCATAGGTGTCTGCGGTGATGGGGCTGGTGGAAATATCGGCGTCAGGATCGAATAGCGGCTCCCAACGGCGGCACCAAACCGTCACTTCGATTTCGATGGGCTGCGGCCGTGGAGTCGGTAGCGCGATCGCCTGCGCGATATACGCCGAGTCATTGATGCGCACGCACTTCGTCGTTCCCGCGGGGGGATCACCGCTTCCAGCGGCCGGGGCCACCCCGTTAAGGCTTCCTGTAACCGTCCACGCAGCCAACTCGGCCGGCTCGCCGACATTGGTCTGCGCCAACAATTCCGAGCCGGTCGCGCGGGAACGCGCGGTGCGGACCTGCGCCGGCTTGCCAGCGGAGGCTTCATACTCAACCGACACGTCCGTCAGATTGAAGTCTCCCGCGGCCTCCAGCAGGAAGACCACCCTGTCTTCCTGCATGTATTTCGCGATAGATGAGCCGGTGATCTGACCACCTGCCACTGCTTCCCACGCCCCCTTGGGCGCGGCGTAGCGGTCGTAGTACGCGGGGTCGAACGCGTTGCTTGTTCCCGTGTACGTAATCGACGCGGGGCCGGTTCCGCTCACCCGGGTCAGCGTGCCAGCCACGTTCGGGCTGGTCGCCGTGCTGGTCATCACGATCATCGAGCCGTAGTTGCCAGCGACCGTGAAGGCCGTCGTACCGTCCGAGTAGGTGTCGCCTATCGTTGCCGCTGCGGAGGCCCCAACGAAGCCACGACCGCGCAGCGTTGAAAACCCGGGTGCGGCCCTGCGGTTCAAGGCATAGATCGCCGCTACTCCGCCGGTGACATTCAACTTGACCCGGCCGGTATCCCGTGCCAGTGCAGGTAGGATGACCTCGACCAGCGCAAACCGATTGAACGCTACCGCAATGTTCTTCTGCAGCGCGATGTACTCGCTGTCGTAGTACTGGCGGTCGGCCTCGACCTGGGGGTTGGGTCCAGCGGCGATCGCATCGTACTTCGACGACGACGCCAGTTTTAAACCCATGTGACCGGTTGTGAGCTCTTTCCAGATCGTGGCGCGCTCGTCGTTTGTGTCGTAAACAAGATCAGCAGGCACCGCCGCCGAGAACGCTGGCCGGGGCCGGAAAAGACGCAGGCTGGTGCGGGGCCGGGGTAGCGTGTTCACGTACTCCAGAATGGGCGCCCACAACACGGAGTTCGTGCGCGTGCCGGGGTGCGACGAACCGTCCCAGAGGAACTGGGTGGTAGCGAACTCAAATTTCTGTGCGTCTGAAGCGACGTCCACGAAGTCAATCCCCATCCTGTCGGCCACCGCTTTGAACTGCGCCAGCTCCACCGATCCCCACGATTTCGGGTGTTCGGATGCAATGGCTGCGCGGCTGCCGAAGGCCATTACCGACTGCACGAGGCGCTGCATGTCGGCTTGCCACATACGCCACGAGACGCCCCGCGTGAAGTTGTCGTTCGTCTCGCTGATGATGATCGTCTGGCTTGGATTGATGTCCGCGAAGGTCGTGCCGTAGCGGTTCACGTTCGAGAGCAGTACGTCGTTCAGCTCGATGCAGTCGTAGCCGCTGAACCCGAAGCTCTCGATGCGCCAATCAGCCAGCTCCGCGACTTTCGCGGCCGGGTGTTTGTCTTTCAACGGATAGACTGCCTGGGTATAGCTGTCGCCGAGCTGGCAGACCTTGTCGCTGTTCTTGAGCGTGATCGTCCCGGCCAGGGCGCCGGCACCGCCGGAGGCCGCGGCCGGTGGATTGCGGTACTTCGGGTTCGAACCTTCCGCCATCAGCATCTCGCGGAAGGAAACCTCGCTGGCAGAGTTCGTGATGCCGCTCTGGACCCAGAACCGAAGCTTTACCGCGTCCGGATGAAGGCCCAGGCCGGCGATTTCGAATGGATCCTTGGGAAGAGAGAAGTCGGTCGTACCGAAGAGCTTGGTGCCACGCGCCGCTGTAATGGGTGCTCCGGCGGCATCGATCTGCTCGATGAGGAAGCGACTGTTCGCAGTCGCCCCGATCAGCTCTTCGACAATGAGAGATCCAGAAGCTCGTCCCATCTCTTCAAAGTACGACCGAGGAAAATCCCGATACGCCGCGCCCCCATGCACGGTAAGAACGCGGCGACCGTTCTTGATCGACCTTGTGATCGCCACGCTCGACTGCCATTGGGACAGGTCGTCG